TTAGGTGGCCTTTTTGAGGTAGGCGTCCAGGCGGTTGATCTTCTTTTTCTTGAATTTTTTATCAAGGGCGGTGTAGATGCCCAGCGTGACGCTGATGTCCTTGTGGCCCATCTGGTCGCGGGCAGTGAGGACGTCCACACCGGCAAAATACATGAGGGTGCAGAACGTGTGGCGGAGCTGGTGAGGGGTGAATGTCTCGATGGCCATGGGCAGACCACCGGGACGATTCTTGTTCTGCTGGCCATCATAGCCGTACTTGACGTTCAGATCCCGCATGTAGCTCTCCCACATTCGTTTCCAGCCCTGCTCTGTCATGCGCTCACCTTTGGAGCTGTGCAGCACATACATGCAGCCATCTTTCTGGGTCTTTAGGTAGTCTACCAAAATTTTGGGGATGCTGACCACCCGGACACCCGCAGGTGTTTTGGGGTTCTTGGATTTTTTATCCGGGAAGTCATAGCCCTTGCTGACTGTGATGGTAGCATCCTTGAGGTCCACGTCGGCCCAGGTGAGGGCGGTGGCCTCCCCACGGCGCAGACCTGAGTAAAGCAGAAGCATAGCGGCCCGTTGTGCAGCGTGAGGTGTTTCCCGAATCCAGCGCTGCTGCTCTTCTGAAATGGGCTCACGGGGCTCTGGAGGGGCCCCTGCGGGCGTTGTAGTCTTAATGAGCGGATTATAGAGAACGACTTCCGGAATGGCCAGATCATAGACGGCCTTGGCACTGGAGCGCAGATTGGACAGCGTATAGTGAGACAGGGGAGGCTTGCCATCATGCCAGTCTGCCAGCGTATTGAGAACACGCTGAAAGTCGGCGGCCTTGAGTTCCCCGGCGGGGTTATCTTTCAACTCGCCCCAGTTGTTGCACTGATCTTCATAACGGTCAAGGCTCTTCTGGCTAACGCCTTTAGCTTTTTTGACAGCAATGAGATTTGCGTACAGATCGCCCAGTGTGGCCTTGGACTGTTCTGGATCGAGGCCCTGCCCGATGGCGGTACGATAGGCAGCCGCAGCGGCCTTGGCTTCCCGCTCAGTGGAGCCGTAGAACGACTTGAATTTTTTGCTGCCGTCTTCGTTTTTGCCGAGATAGACCCGGTAACGGTAACGACCATCGGCGTTTTTCTTATTGCGTGCCATAAAAATTTCAGCTCCTTTCAGTCTGCGGCGAGCTGATGTGGTATAATACCATTGTCAGCAGGCGAGTTTTCCATGATTTGCTTCTCCTTGACTACCAAAGTACCAACTACGCACGGAGGCCCCGGCAGCTTATCGTACAGGCTGCCGGGGTTTTCTGTGTTCATACACAAAAAACGACCCCGCCATGGTACGCTTCGGTGAGAGGCGCGGCGGGGTCTCCAATTATCCTAAAACAAATCGCTATGAGTCCCCGTGCGAGTGAGATAAAGAATCAGCTCGTTGCCGTCGATCTCATAGACCAAAAGCCAATCCGGGGCAATGTGACACTCCCGGCAGCCGCCGTAATCACCCACAAGCTGGTGGTCGTGGTTCTTGGGCGGGAGCTCTTCTCCGGCAGCCAGCTTTTTGATGACTGCAGTGAGAAGTGCCAGGTCATAGCCGCGTTTCTGGATGCGCTTGAGGTCTTTCTGGAAACGGGTGGAGGGGCGAATGGCGTACATCATGCCAGCAGGTCCTCCATCATCTGGTCCACATCAGTATAGGTCTTGCCAAGCGAGGGGTTGGCTTTCATCTGCTGGACCTCCCGGATCGCCTCCTGCGTCTCTGCATTGGAGGCGTCTCCGCTGATCTCAAACGGAATCCGATTTTCCCGGACGGCCTTTTTGGCAAAGATATTGACGGCAGTGGTCATGGACATCCCCATATCTGCGCAAAAAGCCTCAAATTGTTTCTTTAAATTGGAATCCATACGGATATTCAAGTTTGCAGTGCTTGCCATAATATCACGCTCCTTGACTCTATTGTATGCGATTTTGCGCACAATGTCAACACGACAGAATGAAAGAAGCATAAAAAGACCCGCCATAGTATACGCATAGATGCTGCACACCCAGAGGCTTGGCGGACTCCGTTAACAAAAGAACAATTATGTCATGTCGTCAAAACAAGCATCATAACCGGCGTCATAGCCCTCAGAATAAGCTTCCTTGTAACCATCTGCAATACCATCAATATGGCCTTCTTCCCAGCCGTCATCCCAACCGGTGTCATAACCTACAGAATAACCAGCGTCATATTCATTACGGATCGATTGATTTTCGTCATGGCAAGCGTTATAACCATCGTCCCAACCTTTATTATAAGAACTCTTGTTGATTCGATTGGACTCAAAATCAACGCCGGCGCTATAACCATCGTCCCAGCCGGCGTTATAACTATCATGGCTTGCTTGAGAAACGGCATTTTGATAATAGGGAGAGTTTGGCTGATAGAAATTATAATACCCCTCGCCAAGTCGAATCCCGAAGTATAGCCCGATACCAAGAAAAATAATCAAGGAAAAGATTTTGATAAAAATATTAATGATAGACCGACGGGTATGGGTGTTTTGCTCCACGATAAAGCCCTCCCTATATGCATTTTTATTAATCATAGAGGAAAAGACGATGGGATGGGAAGTGTCAAAATTACCAAAGATTTGCTATAAATTTTGTTTTATTGCTCATGCAACGAAAAAGGCTCTTGTGTAGCAATACACAGGAGCCTTTTAGTTTACCAACCCCGCAGGATATACCGGAAAAGACTACTGAGCAAGGGCGTCTATTTTGTTTTGGCCTTAGTAGGGGGAGTGGTACTCAATTCGGGTTTGGAATTATCATTAGTGGAAGAGGCATCAAAAAGAACAGCACAAGCGTTTATATCCCCACTCTCATCGTTGGCGTGCGTAGTAGATATATCTGGAGAATAAATGACTGACCATTTCGCATTTTCTGCTCCTTTTGAAAGCTTACTATCGGCGTCATTTTTAAGGGTCTCTCTAACGGTATCGCCAAGCGAATCAAAATATTCTGCGGGAATTTCTTTAGATGGGATGCACTGGTTTCCCCACCACACGCCAAGGCTATAGTGACCTGTCGAAACAAGGTCTTTTGCATAGTCGATAACTTTGTTCTGTCCATCTTCGTTGAGCTGCTGGAAAAGTGAAATAAGGGTGTCCTGAGCAGGATTTCGTGGGGAAGTAGCGGAGGAAGATTCGGGCTTCAAAGAAACGGGCTGATCGCCGTCTAGTATAGCTATAACATCATTGAAATCCGTTCCAATTGCCTGAGACACAGCTTTTATAGTTTCCAAAGAGGGGATAACAGGTTTTCCGTTTACAGGATTTACATTTCGTTCAAGGATAGAAATATAAGCTTTGCTTAAACCACTTAGTTTAGAAAACTGGTCCATACTACATGAATGCTCTCGGCGGTACTGTTTAATCAGATCACCTAAAATCAATGTCATTCACCTACCTTTTCGCATGATGTCAAGTACATCATACAATGCGCTAGACAAAAAATCAAGTCTTTTTGTAAAATTCACTTGACATTAAATGTCTAGCGTGCTAGACTTGCACTGAACAAAGGAGGTGACAAAAATGCCGTTCAAAATTCGTGAAGCGAGAAAAGAGTGCGGATTTACGCAAGAAGAGCTTGCAAAACGTGCAAGTGTCTCTCGTGCAACGATTATTGGGCTTGAAAACGGGTCCATAACCGTAACGACAACTGAAACACTCACAAAAATTGCAGGTGCTTTGGGCAAAAAAGTGAGTGATATATTTTTAGCTTAAATGTCTAGTAAACTAGACAAACGGTTAGAACGTAGTATAAGGAGAAAAACAATGGAAGAAACAAGAAAATACTGCTACACAGGTCACCTCACGGTTACCCGGGAGATGGTCATGGACTACTTAGAAGAAACCGAGGGAGCAATCATTGACCCGTACTATGAACCCACCGATGAGGAGTGGGAGGAAGCTGCGGAGCACCTGTTCCAAACCGGGACCCTGCCCTTGGAAGATGGGGAGCTTGAGGAGGAGTGAGCGAGATGAAGTGCTCAGAATGTGAGAAGTGCGAGGAATGCCGTACTAAAGTCAATTTGCGCAGCTTCCGGGGGCACTGCGTACCAATTCCGAGGAGTGAGCCTACACCTGAAATCAAAATCATGAAGTTCTACTATGACGGGGAACTGATCCGGACATCAAAGACAAAGGTTTATACCCATGCTGTGGTGGCTCCGTCAAAAATGGGGGCAAGAAACAAGTGGGTTTGTTATGGGTGTAGATCAAGCCGGACGGGGGCGAACCGACTTTTGAAAGAGATGAGGAAATCTTACCGGGACAACCTGAGACGTCTGATTGGAATGCGTGTGGTTGAACTGGAAAAAAGAAGTTGAAGAGAGGTGAGAGTCAGTGAAAAAGGCGAAAATCTGGGACGCACGGCAACTGCCTGCGTTTCTGACCCCAAAAGAGTACAGCGCCCTGATGGGCATTGACCAGAAGACGGTACAGAAGATGTGCCGCAGCGGCCAGCTGCCTGCCCACAAGGAGGGGCCGCGGCTGTGGCGAATCGACAAGAACGCCGCGCTGGCGTGGCAGAAAGAGTTAGAGGAGCATCCGCCGGAGCAGAAAGCTGCACACAAAACCCGGCGGAAAAAAGAAAAGCCCGCCCGTGCTGGAACACGGACGAGCCTTAGAGTGACAGGTTGAGACGGCCTATCACCACAAGTTTAACACGAACAGGAGGAAAAGGCAATGAGAAAGCGGGCAAAAATGCGGCTGGCGGTGCTGGGCGGGATGATCGCAGGGGCAGTGGCCGGATGCTGGCTGCTGGATATGCTGGAAGCCGCGGCCAACTGGATGCTGGTGCACTGGATGGGCCTGGACCTGGGCAGGGCAGCCGCCCGGGCCCCGGCCATGAGCGGGCTGCTGCTCTGTGGGTTGTTTGGCGTAGGGCTGTACTTATACTGCCGCTGGGACGAGAACCGCCAGTATGTACGGCAGGCCCGGCGGCGCCAGCGGTACGGAAAGGTCAACCGCAGCCATGCCCGCATGGAAGAGCCGGACTACTGGACCGATAAAAAAGACGCGTAGGAGATACAGATATGATTCGTATTGAAATCAAGGAGATCAGTAAAGGCCATGCTGGCATCAGTCTGGAAGCAAAAAAAGCTGACGGAGTGGAAGTTTTACAGCTGGCCATTCGGGGCATTGCAGGGCTGGTGCGGGTCTTTATGAAAGAAAACGATGTCAGCCAAGAGCTTGCAGAGGCATTGGGGAAAGCCTTAGAGATGGAGCTGCTGGACTCAAACGGCTTAAAAGTCGGAAACAAACTTGAGGGCAAAGAGGCTGAGTTTATGGCCGCATTGTACGGAATGCGGGGAAAGACCATGAAGAGTGATGACAAGTGAAAGTTCTTGTTGCCTGCGAGGAAAGCCAAGAAGTATGCAAGGCTTTTCGCATGAGAGGGCACGAAGCGTACTCATGTGACATTGTGAAGCCGTCAGGAGGGCACCCGGAGTGGCACATTCTGGGAAACGCTATTCCAATACTTACAGGCGGACAGGTTACGACAATGAACGGCGCAATTCACGATGTGGGTAGATGGGATTTGTTGGTTGCACATCCGCCTTGTACCTATTTGAGTAATGCTGGAGCCGGCTTTTTATGGAAAGGAAAAGAGCTGCAGGCTGATCGTGTAATGAAAGGCATACAAGGCCGAGACCTCTTTATGAGATTCTGGTGGGCCGATATCCCAAAAATCTGTATAGAGAATCCGGTGCCGAGCAAGGTATTTTGCCTGCCGGCTTATACGCAAATCATTCAGCCATATGAGTACGGGCATCCCTATACAAAGAGAACCTGCCTCTGGCTCAAAGGGCTGCCGCCACTTTTCCCGACGGACATTGTTGTGCCGGAAAAATCCTGGGTTATGGAGGGACCATATCGACACAACAAAGACAGAGCGAAGAACCGTTCTAAAACATTCGCCGGAGTTGGCCGGGCAATGGCCGAACAATGGGGCTGATAAATTTAAGGTGAAAAAATGAATGAGCATGGACAAGAACCAAAAAACCGGACGGGAATGACCCCGGAAGAGACGGAGCTGTGGATCGAGCTGATGGAAAAGGGGCTGGCCATCCAGCACGCGGTGCTGGAGAGCAAGGTGGTGCTGGACAAGCTGCCCAGCAAGCTGCGGATGGACGGTATCAACCTGCTGTACTGCCGCCTGACCCGGTGCCGGACGCAGCTGCTGGGGCTGGTGGGAGAGGAGGAACGATACCGGAATGACGTTTGAAGAGTACGAGAGCGAGCTTGACCGGCGGATGAAAGAGCTGGACTGGAAGCAGGAAAAGGCCCGGGACCGCCTGGAGACCCCTGCCCATGACCTGATGGTACAGGCGAGCCGGGACAAGAATGTGACGCTGGAGCAGTTTGAAAAGCTGAGCCGGACATTTTACGGCTGGTAAGGAGAAACAAATGAAGAGAAAAATGAGCCTGGAGGACGAGCTGGACGTGACCCGAACCAGCGTGGCCGAGCTGACGGGGTGGTGTATCACCATTGCCCTGCATGATCTGTTTGGCATTGGCCGGGAGCGGCTGAACCGGGTGAACAACCGCCAGCGGATGCTGGCCGAGCAAAGCATGGCCATTATGATGCAGCCAAACGAGCGGGGAATGCCCTCGACCGAAAAGGCCCGGCGGATGCGGGCAGAGGCACTGCCGGAGAGTGTGCCGCGGGAATTCCGGGTGCCTGCCCTGCGGGCGGCACGGAACCGGCGGGAGCAGCAGCTCAAGATCGTGGGGGATCGGGCGGCGACCATGGCCTGGCAGCTGCACGCCCGGGCCTGCATGGAGGTGCTGGGGTTTGGCCCGGACCGCTTGAACCGCCTGTACGATGAGATGCGGCACAATTACGACCAGATGAACACTTGGGGCAAGGAAGATGGCATTGACGTGGCCATGGAGCGGATGCGGAAATGTGCCTGCGATGCCCTGAAAACCGACGACATTGTGGTGGAGGACGTGGAGGACAGCAAGGAGCTGGCCGCCCAGCGCCAGCACTACCACGCCCAGGAAGTGGAATTTTTGAGGCGGGCAGCGTTGGCGGCGACGGGCCGGAAGAGCTGCGCCAAGGTGCTGAACGTGTTTGACGCAGGGGCTATGGACCGGAAGATGGCTGCCGTGCGGGACGCGGCCGTGGGCGAAGCGTTCCGCAGGAGGGTTTGACCATGGGGTGCAGATACATCTACAGCATTTACGATGCCAAGAGCGGGGCACTGGTGGCCAAAGGGGACGCGGCGAAGCTGGTGGGGCTGGGGCTGTTCCGGGATGCAGGAGTGCTATCGACCAGCTACCACAAGAACCGGGAGTGCAAGCGGCCTCGGAAGTACCGCATTGAGCGGGAAAAAGTAGTGAAGACCTTTGTAATGACCACGCCGCAGAAAGCGCTGCGGAGTATGTACATTTACAGCTGCTATGATGCACGGGACAAGCTGCTGGGCCGCGGCACGGCCTGGGAGCTGGTGGAGAGCGGGCTGTTTGGCAGCGAGACCAGCATCTACTCCTGCTACAACAAGGGCGGAGTAAACGACCGATTGGGGGTGGCCCGGATGACACGAGTGAGCGAGATGCGGGAATTGCAGCCCAAGCGAAAGGCCGCTGTACACCGGAAAGCAGAGCCGCTGCGGGGTATCTCCCACCCGACGGCCTTACAGTGGGACGTGCACGACCTGCTGGTTTACAACAAAAAGGCCCGGAAACAGGGCAAGCGGGAACTGACCTATGGGCAGTGGAGTGCCATGGGAAAGCCGGCAGAACCGTGATCGCCCTCTCAGCCAAAGCCTGGCGGCTTTGCCAGCTCTCCCAAAGGGCGAGCCAAGAACAGAAGAAGCCCCCGACAGAAAAACTGCCGGGGGCTTTGGCGACAACATTTTAAATGGAGCCGGGTACTGCCAGGGGACACTTGGCAGCAGCCGCATTCATTTAAAAGAAGCACACCTTTTATTATAAAGCGTCCGGGCGGGCGCTTGGGGGAGCTAGTATACCCGTTATTTCTATGACGGTGGGAACCGTGATAGAGAAAGAACAGCAGCCACTACACGCCAGCAGCAGTGAATGGGAGAAGAACCATGAAACGGACCTACACCAGAGAGAAGCGGACGCTATGCGGGAAAGAGTACATGGAGGTGGACCTGTTTGCCATTACCCCGGAGGAGCACGCAGCCAAACGCCGGAAGAAAGGCAGGCCCAGCACCGAGCGCCAGCGGCGGCGGAATGCGGAGCACGCGCGGCGCTACCGGGTGCAAAAGGCCAACGGGAATTTTACAGTGATGGGGTTCAACGTGACGCTGACCTACGAGGACGGCTATCTGCCGGAGGATTGGGAGCAGGCCAAGCGGGACCTGCGCAACTGGATGCGGCGGGTGATCCTGGCCGCGTGCAGGGCCTTTGGGGTACAGAAAGCGGACATCCGGTTCATGGGGCTGACGGCCTGCGGGAAAAAGGCGGGGAGGTTCCACCACCACATTCTGGTGGAGTGCGCCGGGCTGACCATGCGGCAGAACGCACAGTTCCGGCAGATACTGGAGGACAAGTGGGCCCAGCGGCAGCCGGACGGCAGTTATGAGCCGATGGGCACGGCCAACGCCGACCGCCTGAACCTGCAGAACCGGCTGGATGATCTCATCACCTACTTTTGCAGGCACAGCGCCATGTGCTGGTACGAGAGCCGGAATCTGATCCAGCCGGAGGAACAGGTGCCCAACGACACCCGATGGAGCCGGAAGCAGTTACATACAGCCTGCACCGAGTGCCGGGACAGCGCCTACTGGTGGGAGCAGAAATACCCAGGGTGGAAATTTGTGCGCTGTGTGGTGCCGGAGCCGGAGATGCGGCCGGAAGAACCGAAAGAGGGCTGGAATGCTGATGATCTGCGGTGCTATGTGGTGATGGTGCGAAAGTTCGCACCTGACAGACAGGATACCAGAACTTTGCGTGAGAAACGCGCGCGGAAATAAAGCCGGAGGTGAGCAGGTGACCAGAGGGCAGAAAAAGACGGTACGAAAGGCGCTGCGGCGGTATGGCCGCGGGGCCTGCGAAGCAACCCCAGAAGCCTGGCGCGAGGTGGTGGAGGAGACACTGGACTACTACGACCACGCGGACCCGGTGTGCGCCAGGCTTTTGCGGCTGCGGTATCTGGAAGACCAGCCGGAGGAGCGGGTGATCCCGGAGCTATACGTCTGCCGCACGACCTACTACCGCAAGGAGCTGGAAGCGCTGAGCACAGTGGCCATTGCGGCTGCCCGGCGGGGGCTGCTGTAACCTCTTGGTGCAGCGAATACAGGCTGGATGCATGAGCGTCCGGCCTTTTTGTGCTGCCAAAAAAGTACGCAGTATTTTTGCGTTGAGGTTTGTGATAGGCTGAGGGAAAGAAAACCTCTCAGTCGCCTGCGGCGCCAGCTCTCCTGGCAGGAGAGCCCTTGGCAAACCGGGACACGGCATCAGACCGCATGGGCGCAAGCAAACGCAAAAGAGAGGGCCTTGCGACAGAGGGGAGGTGTGGCAATGGCTGAAAAGAAACGGGCGTACTGCAAAAACACGGTGCAGGGACGGCAGCGGGGCCGGAAGTACCCGCCCAAGTTCCGGGCCGAGGTGGTAATGGCCATGCTGACCACAAACTCCATCTGTGCGGTGGCGCGGCGGTACGGGGTGCCGGAGAGCACCATCCGCACCTGGGTGGCCGAAGAGGCCAAGCGGGGCGACGTATGGGCCGAGGAGCGGCGGGCAGCGGCGCGGGAGATCGCACTGCGGGCCAGCCTTGGCACCCGGGCCCAGGTGAGCTATCTGCAGAGCCGGGTGGAAGAAAACCGGCGGGCAGCACAGGTGAGCCAGAAGCTGCACGCAAGGCTGGACGAGGCTGCCCGGGCCCGGGATTTTTCCATTGGGACCCTGCTGAAAAGCGAGGACGAAGCCCTGGCGGACGCAGCCGAGGTGGGGCTGGTGGTATATGCCAGCCAGGGCAGCTATGACCGCCAGCTGGACCCCGAGGAAGAAAAGCTGCTGAACCGGCAGTTGGAACGGTATGAGGGGCGAACAATGACCGACAAGGACGCGGCCAACATGACCAAGGTGCTGATGACCGTGGCCGAGCGGGCCGCAGCCATGCTGCCCGGGGACAATGGCCTTGGCGAGAAAAACAGCCCGCCGATGGTGGAGATCGGGGCGGAAAGAGATGCCGACGAAAAGGAAATCGTGGTGGAAGTTTAGAGCACTGGTCCGGCAGGACCTCTCAGGCGCTGACGCGCCAGCTCCCCTAATAGGGGAGCCCTTGGCAGGCCGGGCAACAGCACCAGACAGCATGGGTACAAACTGACAAAAAAGGCCGGGCCTTGCGACAGAGGGTAGGTGAGCAATATGAAAAACAGGCAGATCATTTGGAGCCCACAGCCGCGGCAGCTGGCCTTTATGTCCCGCACCGAGGACGAAGCGTTATACGGCGGGGCAGCAGGCGGCGGAAAGAGCGACGCGCTGGTGATCGAGGCGCTGCGGCAGGTGAACACTCCGCATTACAGAGCACTGATCCTGCGCAAGACCTATCCGCAGCTCTCTGAGCTCATTGACAAGACCATGCGATATTACAGACCCGTTTTCCCGAAAGCGCGGTACAACGGCAGCGCCCACTGCTGGACATTCCCCAGCGGGGCAAAAATTTACTTCGGCAGCCTGCACCATGCACAGGACAAGTACAACTACCAGGGCAAAGCCTTTGATTTTATCGGGGTGGACGAGCTGACCCATTTCACCTGGGACGAATACAGCTATGTGATGAGCCGTAACCGCCCCAACGGCCCGGGTACCCGGGTATACATGCGGGCCACGGCAAACCCCGGCGGGGTGGGCCACGGCTGGGTCAAGGCGCGGTTCATCAGCCCGGCCCCACCGGGAACCCGAATGGTGCAGCTGGTGAACGTGAAGACCCCGGACGGGAAAGAGATCACCCGGCGGCGCACCCGAATTTTTATTCCGTCAACGGTGTTTGACAACCCGGCGCTGATGGAAAACGACCCGGGATACATCGGGACGCTGGCCAGCCTGCCGGAAGCGGAAAGGCAGGCGCTGCTGTACGGCAATTGGGACAGCTTTAGCGGGCAGGTGTTCACCGAATGGCGGAACGACCCGGCCCATTACGACGACCAGCGGTGGACCCATGTGATCCGGCCGTTCCGGATCCCGGCACACTGGAAGATATGGCGCGGGTACGACTTTGGATTCTCGAAGCCCTTTTCCATTGGATGGTATGCGGCCGACGAAGAGGGGCGGCTGTACCGGATCAAGGAGCTCTACGGCTGCACGGGAACCCCCAACGAGGGCCTGCGCATTGACCCGGTGGAGCAGGCCCGGCGGATCCGGGAAGCGGAACAGAACGACCCGATGCTGAAAGGCCGGGTGATCCTGGGCGTGGCGGACCCGGCAATCTTTGACGAGAGCCGCGGGGAGAGCATTGCGGACATGCAGGAGAAAAGCCCCAACTTTTTGCACTGGATGCCCGGCGACCACACCCGGCTTGCGGGCAAGATGCAGTTCCACTACCGTTTTGCGTTTGGGGAGGATGGCAGGCCGATGTTCCAGGTGTTTGACACCTGCAAGCATTTCATCCGGACCATCCCGAACCTGGTATACAGCGAGAGCAATGTGGAAGACATTGACACCACCCAGGAAGACCACATTTACGACGAGTGCCGCTATGTGCTGATGGAGAATCCTCTCAGCCTACGGAAGACGGCAAAGCCGGAGCCGCTGCGGGACGACCCGCTGGACCAGAGCCCGGCGAAGTTTATGAGAGTTTAA